AAACCTTATCTTGCCCAGTTCACCAATCAGGTGCTATTAATCAAAGTAGGTCTTATGACTGTACTGCACAAACTTGGACAGGTTGGACAACAACTTCTAACAACTGCACGCCAGATCCTCCAACGTGCATTGAATCTACTGAAACAAGGACATTAACATGCTCAGCTGGCTACGAAGGATTATCTCAAGAGCAAAGGAATTCAATTTGCTCGGATCCGTATGGATCTCCAACTTGGACGCCATGGCTGGAAATATACAATACTTGCAAAATGACGGCAACAAATGTAAACAATCCGACATCACCAATCAGTCCGATAAGTCCAATGAATCCAACCAGTGTGTTGAATCAACAGATCGCACCAGCAATGTCTGTGGAAACTGTAACGGTACAAGACCTAACTGCTACTGTACCTACAATATCAAAAGACGTACAAGATACTACGATGACATCGGCTACAGGGGCGGTATCAACCAGCTTGACAACGACCTCATCAGCCTCCAGCTCAGCGGAGAAGAAAGACTCATCAAAGGAAACATCAGTTCCTAAAGGCAAAGAAATTGTGCCAGGATTTGGCATAGTAATGAGTATGCAGCTTATTAATGCTTCATACAGCATGCAACAGCAACAAATAGAAGAATATATTAAATTAGAACAGGAAAATGAATATGGACGAATTCAAGAGTTTACTCTCTCACTTCTCTCCGAAACAAATGTTGGTGATCGGTTCAATTCTCTTAACCGCAATCGGTGGGCCAATCTATTACGGAATAACCCTCTTCAACGACTTGCAGAGTACGATTGACGAAGTAAAGAAAATGAGTAATGTGGAAACACGCATTACTGTATTAGAAGATAGATCTAAATCTACTGAGCGTCAATTAGTAGATGTAATGATGTCTAATAATCGTGCTTTAGAAAAGGCTAATGAAGCTTATGGTAAAGCAATTGAAGCAAGCAGTGTAGCTAGATCGTCTCAAGACAAGATAACTGACACTGTAGCTAATGTAAAAGAAGATATGAAAGCCCTTAAAAAGGCCGTCACCAACCCATTGGGTAATTAAGGAGAAATAAATGTTAACACTTATATCATCATTACTGTCATTTTTTAGTGGTGGTCTTCCAAATATACTTTCGTTTTTTCAGGATAAGTCGGATAAGAAACATGAGATGGATATGGCAAGACTTCAAACTGAACGTGAGTTACAGATGGCAGAAAGAGGTTTTATAGCTCAAGCTAAAGTAGAAGAGATTAGATTAGAACAATCTCAAGTAGAAGCCCAATCTCAAGAACGAAATGCTTTATACCAACATGACATTGAAATAAGCAAAGGGGCGTCTACATGGGTAGTAAATATTAGAGCTTTAGTAAGACCCGTTATTACTTATGGATTATTTAGTTTACTTGTTTTTGTAGAAGTTTTTGGTTTCTTTTATGCTATTCGCACAGGGGTTGATTTTCAAATAGCTATGAATTTACTATGGGATGATGAAACCCAGATTATTTGGGCTTCTGTGGTATCATTTTGGTTTGGAACTCAAGCGTTTAAAAAATGAATATAAATGAAGCTGGTTTAAAACTTATTAAGCATTATGAAGGGTGTAAATTAAGACCATATTTATGTCCAGCAAATCTATGGACAATTGGTTACGGGGCAGTGTTATACCCTGAACAAGCTAAAATACCATCTACTGCAGAAGGGATGGCCAAGAGAAAAGCTTACCCATTAAAAGCAGAACACAATAGGCAGTGGAGCCAGAAAGAAGTTGATGATTTACTTAAGCACGATCTTACACGATTTGAAAGAGGAGTTACTTTGTACGTTACTGTGCCTCTTAGACCAAATGAATTTTCAGCGTTGGTTTCATTCGCTTTCAACCTCGGAAACGGTGTTCTGCAGCGTAGTATTGTTAGGTCTGCTTTATTACGTGGCGATAAAAAGGCGGCTATGGAATCGTTAGTGAAGTATTGTCGTGCAGGTGGTAAAATACTACGAGGTTTACAAATCCGTAGATTAGATGAAAAAGCACTCTTTGAAGGTAAATAATGCCATTACAAAAATTAACATATAGAGCTGGAGTTAACCGTGAAGGAACAGACTACTCAAACGAGGGTGGTTTCTATGACGGTGATAAGATCCGCTTCCGCTCAGGCCAAGCTGAAAAGATTGGTGGTTGGGTTCAGGTAGACACAGATCAGTTTGAAGGTATTGCACGTTCTTTATGGACATGGACTGGTTCTAATGGTTTGTCAAATTACTTATCTCTAGGTACAAGTAAAAAATACTACATATTCTTTGGTGGTATTTACTATGATATTACGCCTATTGTTCAAACAGATGGCACTGCATTAGCTCCTCCAAATCAATTAGCAGCAAGTCCAATATCTACAGTATCTGGATCTAACGTAGTGACTATTACAGATGGTAACTATAACCCAGCTATCGGTGATTACGTTACAGTGACATCTACAGCAGCTGTGGGTGGTTTAACTATTAGCGGTGAATACGTTGTTAATACAGTCCCTTCTACAACTACATTTACTATTTTAGCTGCAACAAATGCATCATCTACAGCAAGTGGTGGTGGCACAGTAACCTTAGCATTTCAATACCCTATTGGTCTTGATGTTGCAACGATTGGTACTGGCTGGGGTGCTGGAACTTGGACTGGTGCTGTTGCTACTACAGGCACTACTTTAACCAATCCGTTTGATACAACCAATACAAGCACTACCGTAACAGTTAATCAAACTGCACATGGACTAACAACTGGTAATTGGATATATTTTAGCTCTGTACAAAACAATGTTTCAGGCATTCTAAATACTATACTACAACAAGCATTTCAAGTTACTGTAGTTAACGCAAATAGATATACAATATCAACTGTCTTTGCATCTCAAAGTTATCCAGCTAATGCTACAGCATCTGGCCTTGGAGGAACTGTTGTTGTTAGAATACCAGTGTCTGCTACTCGTGGTTGGGGAACTGGATTTACATCTGGTATTACACAGCAACTAAGACTTTGGTCTCAAGATAACTACGCATCTAACCTAGCCTATGCTCCTCGTGGTGGGCCAATATTTTACTGGTTAGACTCTGGAGGCGTATCAACTCGTGGTGCATACTTATCTAAACTATCTACTGATGCAGGATTTAGTGGTACTTATGTGCCAAAAACAACCAGTCAAATTTTAACTTCAGCTACAGAACAATTCTTAATTGCTTTAGGTTCTAATTCATATGAAGTAGGAAATCCTAATACAGTATTTAATCCTATGATTGTAAGATGGTCTGACCAAGGTAATCCATACCAATGGGTTCCAGAAACAACAAATCAATCTGGCGAATTTACATTAGCAAATGGCTCCTTTATTGTGACAGGCATTACAACCCGTCAAGAAATTTTAATATGGACTAACTCTTGCTTGTATTCTATGCAGTATGTTGGATATCCTTATGTATGGTCTTTCCAAGTGTTAATGGATAATATTTCTATCATTGCTCCTAACGCAGCTGTTACAGTTAATAATGTGACTTACTGGATGGGTAAAGATAAGTTCTATCAATATACTGGTGTGGTTTCAACATTACCTTGCTCACTCCGTCAATTCATATTTGAAGATATTAATATTGATCAAGCATTCCAAATATTCTCTGGATCTAATGAAGGATACAATGAGGTATGGTGGTTCTATGTAAGTCAAAATAGTGGCGGCACTACAGTAGATCGTTATGTTATTTATAACTATGTAGACAAGGTATGGTCATATGGTACTATGGCAAGAACAGCTTGGTTACAATATGGTATCCAACCAAATCCAGTAGCCGCTGACTACAATAGAAGACTTTTATACCATGAGGTAGGAAATGACGATGTATCTACAAACAGCCCACAACCTATTGAAGCCTATATCCAATCTTCTGATTTTGGTATTGAAGCTGGCGAGCATCTTGGTTTTGTATGGCGTATGTTGCCTGATATCAATTTTAATGGTTCAAGTGTTAATGCACCTTCCGTTACAATGACATTGTTTGGCCGTCAAAATTCTGGATCTTCTCAAGAGCCTTCAGATGTTGACACGGTAACTAGCGGACAAAACTATTCAACAGTAACTCAATACATTATTCCTAAATTTACAGGGCAAGTTTATACAAGACTAAGAGCTCGTCAAATGTCATTTGAAATTAGATCTACAGATCTTGGTGTAGCTTGGCAGTTAGGTATACCTCGTATTGATGTTAAGCCAGACGGAAAACGATAATGGCTAATATAGCAACAATAAGAAATACCGTAGCGCCTAGCTTACCTATTGCTATGACCGACTATAGTCAGCAATATACAGATCAATACTCAAATATCTTACGTTTGTATTTTAACCAGCTAGATAACTTTACTAGAGCACTTACAGCATCTAACGGTGGTTCAGCGTTATCTTTTCCTCATATAGCTGCATCAGATACTACTGATCAATACGCAACAGCAACAAATACAGCTACACTGGTAGCTTGGGATACTGGAGAATCTTTATTGGGAT